GGATATCCTCTGCAGTCAACTACATAATCGTATTCTAAAACTTTATTGTCAACTTTAATTTTTACAGAATAATTGTCTTGATTTATATTATCAATATTTCCTCTTAATTCTTTAAATCTATCTTTATGAACTTCTGAGCATTTTTTAAAAATAACTTTAGAAAGTTTAAGGTTATTAAAGTGAACGGCGAATCCATTTGGAGCTATAGGACTAAAAAAATTATGCTCTCTCCAATTCTCAAATTTAACGCCAAATTTGTGAGTTAAATCTAATTCATCCCCGTCTAGATATGGGTTGTATCTTACAGAATCCCATAATAATTTTGGTAGTTGTATGTTAGAACTTTCTCCTATGCCAAGAATATTTTTTTGTGGATTATGTATGCAAGTTATTTCAGATTTTTTTAAATGATAAAGGAAGTGACAAACAGATTGAACTCCTGCGGTGCCTGCACCTAAAATTGCAATTTTCACGACTTAAAATAAGAATACCATCCTGTGATGATGTACTTTTCTTGTGTTTTTGATGGAACACCTCTATGGGTGTGTGTCCAATCTGCTGGCCATATAAGTGTTAATCCTTTTTTTGGTTGTACGCATACACCTTGATAATAAAATTCTGTTCCACCCTTATCTGTTACATTATTTAAGTAAGTCATAAATACAAGGTGTCTATTCTTTGCAATTTTATTGGCCCCATTTCTTTCATAATGCCATTTATGAAATGCTTGACCAGGGGTATAATGTTGAATATTAACAGATTCTACTAGCCCATACTTAAATTGTCCCTCCTCTGAAAATACATATTCTTTTTTATAATCATTCAAACATGACTGTAATTCTTTAATGTATTTGTCAATTAATTTATTTCTTCCAAATGGAGTTTCAAGATCAGTAGAATCTTTATCGTGCTTCCTAATTACCTTTTTTCCTTCATAGCCAACATGACCAGTTTTTTTATCAGGACTATCTTTAAAATATGAAATAAGGTCATCGCATACACCAGTACTTGGTATAATATATTCTCCTATAAAAGTTTTCATATAAAAGGTGGCCCTAGAAACCAAGTTACTAATGAATATCTAACGCCTTTTGTTACAGGTGTAACCCTATGTGGAATAAAAGAAGGAAATACAATAATTGATCCTTTCTCAAATTTTGGTACTGTATAATCCGAAAAAATTTCAAAATTACCTTCTTCAAAATCAGAGTTGAGAAGAATACTCATTGATAGTTTTCTAGTATTTCCATCCAAGAATTCGTTACCTGGCATACTATGTACTTCCTTATGGGAACCTGTTCCGTCCTTATGCCATGTATAAAATCCCTTTTTGGTATATCGTGTTATTTGACAACTTTCAGCCGCCACTATATTATAATTCCACCCTGCTTGTTTATTCGCGGATGACATGTATTCCCAGATTAAATCATAAACCCATTGTTCATTTACCCATATAACCTCACTCTTTCTTATCTTATCTAATTTTTTTTTATCTGAGTCTACCGTTGCTTGTTTCCACTTTCCTTTTCCTAATTCTATTAATTTTTTACAAGTTTTATGGGGAAGTTCTTTTTCCCAAAACCAATACTCAGATGTTTTCATTATTTACTTCTTCCTTATGCATAATCAACTATTATGAATTCTTGCTATATATCAGGAATGTGCTAAAATGTCAATTTTATAGGATTTTAACATGGCAGTAGCAGAGACACAGAATTTTGGCTATGGATCAGCAGCCTTTAGCCAATTTGCTTTTTCAGGAAATGAACTAACTACTTACGCTGTATTAAGCGGAAATGGTATTACAGCTTCTATTGGATCCCCTACAGTTGTAACTATACAAATAGTTACTCCATCCACCAATGTAGCCACATTCAGTGCAGGATCAGTTACTCCATACCCTGGAACCTATACCACGGACGCGGCTTTTGCTGAATTTGCCTTTGGAGCTGAGCCATTCGCCGGAACTAACGTTGAAACTTATGTCATTCCTAGTGGAAGTACCTCTAGTTTCTCTATAGGAACCTTGACAATTACAGGTACAGGACTTATAACTCCTACTGGATCTGCTGCTACATTTAGCATAGGAAATGCTACTATTGTCTCTACTTATACCGTAACAGGGGAATCAGCGACATTTAGTGTTGGATCTACAACAGTTACAGCAGGAGCTTTAGTTACTCCTACTGGATCTGCAGGTACATTTAGCATAGGATCTGTTGTTATAGAATCGGCTTATACACCAACTGGTTCATCTGCGACATTCAGCATTGGGAACACTACAGTTACAGGAACTGCAGTTGTTAATCTAACTGGAAGTGCAGCAACATTCAGTGCTGGAACACTGGCATTCAGTATTTGGAATAAGGTGGATGATGATGCATCTAATACATGGACAACAGTGTCAAAAGCTTAGGAGGATAAATGGCTGACTCGACGATATTAAACCTAGATTTACAAACCACAGGTTCCAATTCAGGAACGTGGGGTACTGTAACAAACGAAAATTTAGAAAAAGTAGAAAATGCAGTTAAGGGATATGTTTCCATATCCGTTGCCGGAAGTGGTACACAGGCTCTTACCGCGTCAAGTGGTGGAACTGGCGATCAACAAAGCAGGGCCGCACTTAAATTTACAGGAACATTAACAGGAACAAGAGCCGTTACCTGTGAAGCTAATCCTTATTGGTATTTTATAGATGACGCTACAACTAGGGACGGAAACGCATTGACATTTGGACCGGCTGGAGGAACGGCCGTTACACTAGCAGTTACAGGAGCAAAATATTTAATATACACAGACGGAAGCACGGCATTTGATGTTCTAGCGGACGCAGGAAACTTGGTTGCCAACAACAACTTGACTGTATCCGGTGACACTGTTTTAAATGGCGGAACATTAACCTACAACAGTTCTGGTGCTGATAAGGACGCACAGTTCTATGGAGATGCTGATAATAATCTTCTTTATTTAGACGCAGGAAATGACCGGGTGGGAGTTGGAGTTTCAGCTCCAGCAGCAAAGCTTGAAGTGGATCAAAACAGCGGAACAGGAGCAATTCCAGTACTGGATTTGGATCAAGGCGATGATGACCAACCCTTTGTAAACTACGTTGGAACATCTGGAGCAGCTAGCGCCAACAGTTTATCTTCCTCTACGGCAAGTGCAGGAAGCAAGACAGGAGCGATAATGATCAAAATAAACGGAACGGCACGCTGGATAAGACATTACGATTCAGCCGTATAAGGAGTTAATATGGCACTTGTTAAGGTCCAACTATCACCAGGAATAGACAAACAAGATACTGAATATGGAGCCGAAGGACGTTGGTTTGACGGTGATAATGTAAGGTTCAGGTATGGTCTTCCCGAAAAAATAGGAGGATGGGCAAAGGTAACCAGTGACGCTCTTTTGGGCGCCGCAAGAGGTATAAGATCTTGGTTCTCTCTGGACGGAGATCCCTACACAATAACAGGAACAAATAAAAAACTTTACGTCTACGCCAATAACGCGTGGTCTGACATTACTCCAACAAGATCTTCTGGTGATTCAATAACTCAATTTGCCACTACTGCCAACTCTACTTCCGTAAGTGTTACGGATGCAGGACACGGGGCAGTGGAGGGTGATTTTGTTACAATTACATCAGTAACCGCACCAACTAGTAGTTCAATAACTGCTGCTCAACTTGAAGGTGAATTTGAAATTCAATCAATAACCTCTACGTCTGTTTATGTTATCACTGCCGAAGCATCTGAAGGAGGCACTGGTAGAACTGGGGGAAGTGGAACAGTAGCTTATGAAATTAATACAAAACCTGCAGCGTCCATTCAGGGATATGGATGGGGTGCAGGAACGTGGGGACTTTCAACTTGGGGCACAACCCGTTCAGGACTTGCAGCACCTAATAGCGTTCAACTTGATGCAGGAAAATGGTCATTGGATACTTGGGGTGAAGATGCATTGTGCCAGTTCTTTAATGGATCTCTTTATTATTGGGACACATCTGTCGGTACAAGTACCGTAGCGGCGATAGTAAGCAATGCCCCAACAGTAAGTAGGTTCGCTATGGTTTCAGGTACTGATCGTCATGTTGTACTGTTCGGAACGGAAACAACAATAGCGAGTGCCGCCACGCAGGATGATATGTTTATTCGGTGGTCGGACCAGGATGACTATACGGCATGGACTCCTACCGCTACAAATACTGCAGGATCACAAAGATTAACAGATGGCAGTAGATTAATTGCCGCTGCTCGTTCACGTGGCGCTGTCCTAATCTGGACTGATACAGCGTTGTATCAAATGCAGTTAATTGGAGCCCCATTTACTTTCGGGTTTAACCAGCTAGGATCAGCGTGTGGAGCAGCAGGACTTCATTCAGTTGTGGAAACTAACGGAAGATCTTTTTGGATGGGGATTGATTCCTTCTTCCAGTTTGACGGTTCCGTTCAAAAAATTCCATGCTCCGTGGAGGATTATGTATTTACGGATATAGATGTAGCATCCCAGAAGGACACATTCGCATCTCTTAACAGTGAATTTAATGAGGTTACCTGGTTCTATCCATCAAGTGGATCGAATGTAATTGATCGCTGTGTTACATACAATTATCAAGAAAAGGTTTGGTGTATAGGAACCCTCTCCAGAACTTCATGGGTGGATAAGGGAGTTTATCAGTATCCTTATGCAACATCATACAGCGCAACAGATACAACTACAACCATCAGTACCATCACTGGTGTTACAGCTGGAAGAAGTTTTATGTATGCACAGGAGAACGGAAACAACGATGATGGTTCAGCTATGACAGCTTACATAGAATCAGGTGACTTTGTCATACCAGAGTCAGGGGAAAGACTTATGGCCATAAGGAGATTTATACCGGACTTTAAAAATCAAAGTGGTGATCTCAGCGTTGAACTTAACTTTAAACTTTACCCTGCTAGTACACAAGTTACACACGGACCCTACACTGTGAGCACTACAACAACCAAGGTTGACACACGTGCACGCGGAAGACAAGGATCAATTAAAATTTCAAGTACCGATCTTGATACGGCGTGGAGATATGGTACCTACCGCGCAGACGTTCAACCTGACGGACTTAGATAATGTACAATCCCTATCCTAATTCTCCTTATAGCACTTTGGGAAATTCACGTAATCAGTTTATGCAACCACAGCAGCAGTCACAACAGCAGCAGTATG